CATTTTGTCACTACGTTCATAGTATCACTTCGTAGGCTAGCGCCACCAGTGATTAGTTTGTTGAAGTTGAAGGTATCTTCTTTCAGAGAAACAAAGAGTTAAGTCGCCCGGGGGGCGAGGAATACTCATATAGAGTGGTATTGGGTGTGGCACCRGCGGTATGGGTGCTTGGCCTCGACCCGCTTCCGCTGCGCTCCTTTTCGCGGGTGCCMTCGGCACAGCACTTAGTCAYTTGGTTGGTTAGACAGAAACGCAGAGGTTTGATAGAGATTRGGTTGTTGGTTAGAAGTAGATTCTGGGAARTAAACTTCTTTGAAGCGACGCTTCAATGGTTCAATGTTCATTGTTGACTTTTGAAACAGTTCTTCRATMGAGTAGTTGGATGTAACAATAAATTGTTTATGCAACAAGTTGCATGTAGATCCTTTAGTTTCGCCTGTGCAGGCATAACGATCGGACCAGATTTTCAGATGATGCCCAAGGACATCAGTATCGAGATCGTCGAGGACGACAATAGGTTCTCCGGCATAGCCGTCCCACCATTTGTTTTGAGGTTTCAAAAACCGTTTTCCTTCGATGAGAGAGGAGTGACGAGCAGACCGAGACTTTCCAGTTCCGGACGGACCATAGAACCAGAGACCACGAACTCCGTCGTGGTTATAGGTTTGGGAGAGAGTTGCGAGCCTTCTGGCTCGCTGGTACGCAGTGACCTGCGTAAAGGAGATTATGCCTTCGGAGAACGCCTCCTCAGTCGTCTTATTGAGTACCACATCGTAACTCACCTTAGTTCGTTTCTTGCGTGTTACTTTCTGGGGAATGTTGGTGATGTAATCACCCTCTTTAGCACAATATTTGATAACAGCTTGAGCTGAGCGAGCAGGCTCGCAGTTAGCTGTATTGTGAAAGACATGGAAAAAACCAGGTGCACTAGCGTGAGTAACGCCTTTGCGTAACTTCACGTAGGCATGAACGTGCCGACCGTTGTCGGCATGTAGTTCGTTGCAGTAAACATATTCCAGGACTTCATCATGGACAGAAAGAGCCTTCTCTTCGATCAGAGCTTTCAGCTTTTGATTGTTTTCGCCTTCGGCTACTTGACTGATGGTTAGGAACCATGCTTTCACTGCGTGATGGTTCCGACGGGTCATGTTGTTAAGAAGGAGCGAGATGTTTGGGAGAGGGGAACGAGATGGGAAAGAGAGGAGACAAGAGGGAGCCAGATGTAAAATTTCATTTTCACTCCCTACTGGGACGCCGTAGAAACCTACGGCTGGGTGGCAGTTGTGTCTTCTAGGAATCTAAGGAAGACAATTCGCTCCGCCACTTGGCTCACCCACGTTTCACGTTCTGACTGCCACTACGACCATGTCATTACTTTGGTCGCGATACGACATATCGTATCGACAGTAATGTTGAAGTTCAAATTACATAACGTTCTTCGATATTTGGAATTACATAAGAATGTACTAAATCACGGGTTCTTTGTTGTTCCAGAGTGTTCTTGGGACACGCCGAGGGCTAAGAGTGTTGTTTGTTGTTGTTTGGTTAGCCACGTGATATAAGCCCTGGCATGAGGTACTCATCCTTACGTCTTGCGTTCCTACCGAGCCAGTTTATATCATAGTATGACTTTTAGACAGGGAGGGTAAGAGTGTTCGTGGGACACGCCGAGGGCTAAGAGTTTTCTTTTCGCTAGAGTCGCTGGACTTTTTAGTAACCCGGTAACTGGTACCGGGTAATTTAGGCTTCGCCTTTGATGCGGCCTTGTAGGCCTCCAGACGGGGAGACGCGGCTGGTTCAGCTACCGCTCTGACCATTGCTTGTTTTATTAAGAGTGGTCTTCAATATCATCTTTTTTTCTTCAATATCATCTTTTTTTCTTCAATATCATCTTTTTTTCTTCAATATCATCTTTTTTTCTTCAATATCATCTTTTTTCGATGCTCTACGCTTAATTAGTTGGAAAGACTACTATAGTCTTANCATTTTGTCACTACGTTCATAGTATCACTTCGTAGGCTAGCGCCAACAGTGATTACCTTTGCCTACCCAAGAGTCGGCAATAGGATTAAGGTCAAAGATACTTTCATCTTSAAGTTGAAGGTATCTTCTTTCAGAGAAAAGAGTTAAGTCGCCCGGGGGGCGAAGAATACTCATATAGAGTGGTATTGGGTGTGGCACCGGCGGTATGGGTGCTTGGCCTCGACCCGCTTCCGCTACGCTCCTTTTCGCGGGTGCCCTCGGCACAGCACTTAGTCGTTTGGTTGGTTAGGRAGAAACGCAGAGGTTTGATAGAGATTAGGTTGTTGGTTAGAAGTAGATTCTGGGAAATAAACTTCTTTGAAGCGACGCTTCAATGGTTCAATGTTCATTGTTGACTTTTGAAACAGTTCTTCAATAGAGTAGTTGGATGTAACGGAGAACCTATTGTCGTCCTCGACGATCTCGATACTGATGTCCTTGGGCATCATCTTAAAATC